CACACTGAGTGGTTCACCTCCCTTGCGGGTGAGCGCCGCGATTCCCCTTGCGGGGCGCTAAGTCTCAGTGCCATGCTTCATAGTCGGGCCTAGTGAGGACCAACCTCCATCACTCGAAGCTCGCTGGCGACTTCATTACCGGGATTGTACCCCGATCTACCACCAGGTGATCGCAAACTCTCCCTCTCCCACTTCCCTTATACAAGAAATGTGATCCTCCCTACTTTCGTAGTTCAACGGAACACACATGTATTCGGGTTTCTCCTTTGTTTGTCTTTCCATAAGCGCCTCAGCGCGTCTGTTGTACGTTCTCGATGGTAACGACCGACCAAAAAGAGTCTTCGGAGTCCAGAATGAACGGTGAGCATCAGCCCGCGTCCACTCCTTCTTCTTACTTTCTTTCTCTCGACCGTGTTCAAACAGATGCAAACGAAATGCTATCTGCTCGTCCACCGAGATTTCATCCTTGCGCACCAGCCTATATGAAAGGCTGGGTTTCTCATCTACAGGCACCGCGGGGAGGTGCTTTGTTTTCTTAAGACGTGCCTCACGGCCAAACGCGTCTCTATTTGTAAGGGAGAAACCCAGCTGGCTGGGGAGAACTCTCCATGAATAACCGACGTGGGATCGAAAGTAGGCCGAAACCCATTTCTCTCCTGCCTTTTGACAGGCAACGCTGATGTGTTTTAACCCATCAAACGACACGTCGTACGCACCACGCCTAAGGTGCACAACCTCTACCCAGCGCCGGCCGCTCTTTAGAAAAGTCGTAGAGTTGAGCTCCGCAACATTCTTTGATCTAATCGTTTTCTTATCGTTGAGAGCCATGCCGGCGGGATAGTCCTCCCTGCTTACGAATCGGTCACTTGACGATATAAAAGTATCATCGCCGTTGACCAGGAATTCGGCCTCTTGATCCCTAGTCGCCCAGCGGGCAGCTATATAGGACTGAAGGCACAGCAAAGGGAAAGACAGGTAGGTACCCATCATCTGCCCATGCGTAATCTCACGTCCGTCCATGGTAGGGCGGAGGGATTCATGGGCTAGAAGACGTATCTGGCCGGGTACCGAAGAAGCCTTGGAGCAAATCACACCCAGAATTGCTTCTGCCACGTCAAGACGGAGACCATCCGTCGCGGCGGTCAAGTCTACGGATGTACCGTATTCATGAACCGCCACCCGCGCAATGCGGTCAGCAGTGGGAGGACCACAC